ACGCCTCTCCTTCATCGTTTAAACAGTCTGCAAGATACGGAACTCTCTCGCAATCAGGAAGTTGTGCGTAATTTTTGTCTGCACTCCTGAACTTAATGTTGCATGGTACTCCTTCTTTATCTTTGTAAACAAAGGCTATGCAATCCTGTCTCTTACCGCCTACATAGTGTGATGCTATACCTACACCATATCTCTCTGCTACATCCATGCCTATTCCACGCTCATCAAAAAATATTTCTCCCCACGTGCCTTTCAAGCTTTTCGTGTTAGGTATTTGTGCCGGTTTTTTGGGCGCAGTTTTTCTAATTGTGGGTGGGCGTTGCAAACTTTCCTTCCATACATTTCCTTCCCATTGACAATGATGGCATCTCCATCTTGCGCCTTGCGTGTCTATATTTACGCTCAAGCATGGATCACGACTGTTTTTTCTATTGGGCGAACATTGTGGACATGTTGTTTTGTGCTGTCCTTCATCGTAGTTTCTTAAAGTTATTCCCTGTTCTTCTAGTTTTTGGTAAATGGGTTTAGTAATTTCTGCTGTTGTATTCATGGCATCCTCTTAAATATCGCTTTGCCGGAAGAATCTACTTTTCTTCCGTTCTCGTCTGTTTTGTTATCTTTGGCAAACTTAGCATCAACACTAACTAAATAATTTACTGTTGACATGAACCATCTTGATCTTGCCTTGTCGTCTGCTTCCTGTGAAAGCCATACATCCCTAGACATCAATACTGCATCTAAGTTAGGTATGTTCTTAAAGGTTTTTTGCCACGAATCGTAATCTTTTTTGGTAAGCCTGATGACCTTTCCCTCAAAAGCATATTCTTTACTCATACTTTACTCCTCTGTTTTTTTGTTGGTTTTGTTGGAATTTTATTTATATCTTATCGCTATAACCTCTACATGCTTTCCGATGAAATCCGAGAATTTGCGCATAGGCAAACATCCTGTAAAGCTACAGGTTTTACCTATTGCACATGCTCACCGAATCAACCTCGATAGTGCGCATTGTGTTGGTTGCGCTAACCACACAATTCGACTGCTACTTCCTTAAAATATGCGCTTTAAGGTGGACAGCGTTCAGTCTTTCGGCATCGCTTTTGGCTACGTCCACATCCCAATCTAACCAGTAATTTAACAAGCCGATCCGTCTTATCCGAAAACTTGTTAAGTTTTTATTTTTAAACTATAATTATTTCTTAGTCAAGTTGTTTACTCAATATGACACTCCAAAGTGTTTAATTCACTTTATTTTGTTGGAAAGGTGAGGGAACAATTTTCATGCATGGGTTGTAGCGATGACTCCTATAACTTAAAATCGTGTTTTTGTTCCCAAACCTGACTCATCCCAATCACTTATTTCATTCACAAAAACATCTACTCTTGGGTTTTTTTTATCTAAATATTTCTCCAGCACTAGCCGTTTAAACTGTCTATCATTCTTGTACCAGAGACCTTCCAGAGCATCCAGAACCAGAGAAGCATCCAGATCAGGTCTCCTACTGCTGTAATAAATTTTTATATTTGCTTCTAAATCACCTTCCAATAGTGGCTCAATTCTTTTTGCTTGTGCTTGTACGTCTTTTACGAAAGCGATTGCCTTTGATGATTTTATGAATCTTGGTTTGCCTTTTATGGTCACTAATCTTCTTGAATTTGCTTTTGAGACACACTCTCCTTTGAACTGTTGGCTGTATATTTTTGGCATATTTTCAGGTTTATATAAATAAATCAGGTTTTATTTGACAACACATCTTAACATGTTTTAAGATACATTTACATTTAGGATTTGTAATATGAAATATACCAACGACACAGGCTTACCTGAAGTTTTTGCTAAAGCAGTTATGCGAGACACTTATTCACGTGGCAAAGCAGACATATCAGCGACTGGTTTGCTGAAAGCACCTCGTCAAGCCTTCCTTGAGTATCAACACGATGATGAAATCGTGGTTGATGTTTCAAAACAAGTGTGGTCTTTGTTTGGAAGGGCATGTCACAACATTTTAGAAAGTGGCACAGCGAAGGGGTACATAGTGGAACAGCGTTTCTTTGCTGATTGTAGCGGATGGACAGTAAGCGGTCAGGTAGATGTTCAAAGAATTGATCCGGATGGCATTGTCCTTATGGATTGGAAAACTCGTAAGGCTTATGCGGTGATGAATGGTCGAGATAGCGATACACAGCAACTGAACATATATGCTTGGTTGCTACGTAGGAATGGCAAGGAAGTAAAAGACTTAAAAATTGTCAATATTATCCGTGACCATTCATCATTTGAAGCAGAAAGAAATCCAAAATATCCACAAACAGAAGTGGTAGTCACAGACATAGACCTATGGACTTTTGCAGAGCAAGAAGAATTTGTTAGGCAGAAGGTAGAAGCACACCAACTGGCATCAATAAATCTTCCTGAGTGTACTCCGGAAGAAAGATGGATGAGACCGGATAAATTTGCAGTAAAGAAAGACGAAAATTCCAAGAGAGCATTTAAAGTTTGCGACTCTATGGAAGAAGCAGAAGAAGTTTTAAAGAAAAAAGAAGGGTACATAATCGAAGTAAGAAAAGGCGAACCAACAAAATGTCAAAGATTTTGTGATGTCGCAAAGTTTTGTACTCAATATCAAGACGAAATCAAAGCAATAGGAGAAGAAAGTGGAAGTAAATGAACACACAGGAGAAGTAATGCTACAACTAATGAGAACAAGCAAAGAACTAAACGAAATAGCAAAAGCGTTAGCAGATGCACAAGCTAAGTTTCCGGTTTTGCCAAAAACAAAAAAAGTGACTGTAAAGACACATGATGGCAAAAGCTATTCTTATGCTTACGCTGATTTAGCGACAATGATAGAGACAATATTGCCTATTACATCGGATCATGGATTATCAATCGTGCAATTACCTAGTTTTCACGAAGGCAGAAGCACCTTAAAAACAAGGCTACTTCATACGTCAGGTCAATGGATAGAATGCGAACTACCTTTACGTACACAGCGTGAAGGCGCACAGGCTATGGGTAGTGCGCTCACATACATGCGAAGATATGGAATGAGTGCAATCCTTTGTTTAGCAACAGATGAGGATGAAGATGGTCAATTAGCGGACACAGACCATGTGGGCGCAACAGCACAGGTTAAGAAGGGAACACCTGTAGCTGACGTACCTTCTGCAAAAGAAGCAAGGAAGTTTGTTAATGCAATGATTAAGGATGGAAAAAAACTTGCAGAAGTAGAGGAGTCAGGATTGATCGAAGATTCTATGAAAGAAATAGAAAAACTATGGTTAAGCAAACAAGACAAAATTGCTCAATTAAAGAAAGTACATCCTGATTTGCATGAAGAACTAAGGCAAGAATTTGGATTTCTAAGAGACAAACTACAACAAGATAGTGTCGGAGAAAGTGATGAGTAAACCAACAATGAAAACCTATAAGGTCACTAGGGTATCATCACTACAAGACATAGATGTTCAAGCTAAGAATGATAAAGAAATTATGCAACTTTATTACGAAGGGGTGGTTGACGAAATTTTATCTACAAAAAACGAGCATATCGACTATCAAATTGAAGATGAAGATGGAAACTTAATTCACGAACACATTTTTACATAAAGGAGAAAAGCTAATGGGTAGATACGTATATCAAATTGAAGAATCGACTTTTGATACTAGGCATTATGTAGTCACGACAGATGTTCCTTTAAAAGATATTGAGGGTGACATCATTGAATTGATATGTCATGTAGATATTACAAAAGATGGTGATACCACAAAAATAAAAACAGAAGATGGTGTCGAAGGAAAAGTCACTTTTGTAGGCACAGAATATGGTGATGATTCACAAATGGATTGGACTGAAACACAAATAGAAGGAGAAGAAAATGGGTGAGGTAATAACATACGATGAGCATGGAAATTACACATCTAAAAATTCAATAGCTTTAATATGGTGCATTGAAGATGTAAAAACAGCATCAAAATTTGTAGGTCTTGAAAGAACCCTTACGGATGATGAATGCATGGAAGTGTTGATTCATTGCCGAGAAAATTTGGATTGGGGTCATGGTTTCGGTTGGGATAACCTTCATTGGACTATACAAGAATTTTATCAAAATAAAGGAGAAGAAAATGGATAAAGAATATCCTGATAGCGTTAGGATTTTTCCTAATAGCGAGAATACAAGTGGCGAAATAGATGTGACTGTATTCTTTCAAGTAAACGGAGAAGAACACAGACTCCGTATCTACAAAAACACAAGAAAAGAAGAAGGCGATAATAGACCTGATTTGAACGTCACACTACGTTTAAACGGAGAGGACTATGAAGCAAATTCTTGGAAGAAAGAAGCTAGGGAAACCGGCAAGATTTATTATCAAGGAACACCAAAACCTAAATCTGTTGGATACTCTAAGTCTGAAAATAAACTGAAAGAAGTCTTAGAAGAAAAACAAAAGGTTAAAGAGGACTTTCGTGATGACGAAATCCCTTTCTAATGATTGGTCAGACAAGGTTAGAAGCCAAAGGTATCTTAATCTTGTCAGATCGCATGGGTGTCTAGTGTGTTTTATGCCTTCACAGGCGCATCACATGACACACGTTATGGAAGGATCAAGGGGTTTTAGAAGAACAGGGGATCAGTTTGCTGTTCCTTTGTGTCAAAAACACCATGAAGAACTACATAAACACGGAAATGAAAGTAATTGGTGGTCTTTGCAAGGCATTGATCCGATTGAATGGGCTGATAGAACATGGACAGAATTCTCGAAGAATGGCAAAAGGTAGAACTAACACCATCTGAAATGCTTTTAGCAAGTCAGTTAGGTGTAATGCGAATGGTGCAAAACATAAGAGACAAAAGAAAAAGCAAGTATGGCGCACCTACGGACTCTCAAGCATGGGCGATAAATATAATAGGTGCTATGGGCGAAGCATGTGTTTCTAAGTGGGGTGGAATATGGTGGTCAGGTGCTTTAGGAAACTTTCAAGCAGACGACTCAGGAAAACTACAAGTAAGAACAGTAGATCATCCAAATAAAAGGTTGATTCTGCATGATGATGATAAGGACGATAGACCATACATATTAGTTTATGCGGATGCACCTAATTTCTATATAAAAGGTTGGATGATGGGCGCAGAAGGAAAAAACAAAGAATACTGGTCTGATCCACAAGGAACAAACAGACATGCTTATTTTGTTAAGGATAAAGATTTAATAAACATAAATGAACTAGAACTAAGTATATGGCTATAGAAAAGAAAATGTTAATAATGAGCGATGAGCAGTTTATAGAAGAAGTCTTTGAAATAGCTTTTGGAGACAACGCTATAAACAAAAAGTTTGGCAAAAGAGAAGTCTTAGATCGTTTACACAGGTATTCATTTGATGCTTATCGTTGGGAAAGATCAGAAAACGCTATTTTAAGAAAAGGACAGGAAGATAAACACATAGAAGATTATCAAGATTTCATAAACAGAAAGTACGTGTACGAGGAGAACGACAATGGATGAACAAATAGATTTACATGAACTGTTAAACAAATTAAACAACGAACAAATAGTTTTTTTGCTAAACATTATTTTTAATAACAGACCAACAGAAATTTATATAGGTAGATTTCCTGAGAACATTATACAGTCTGCCGGACTCAACAAAGATAACCCTGTATGTTTAAACGGAACAGTAATACAAATAAACACAGAATATTCGTTTACCGGTGAAAAACTGCCATTTATGGAAAATAATAAAACAAACTAATAATGAAAACGGAAGATTTTGAAAACTTTAAGACTCGTAAATATTTAGACTATAGAAGCGAATTATTACGTTTAGGAAAGATTGATGAAGCCATGAGCGAAAAAGAATACTGCAATAAATATAAAGAATATTTAAAGGAAGAATATGGAAATAAATAAAGAAACATTAGCTAAAGCCTTACAAGGTGTTGAAGCTAAGAAACATGCTTACAGGCAAACAAAAGAAGGAACAGTTATTTCTTTTTTAATACATCCTGATGATGTTGCAAGTTTGCTTCAACAAGAACTATCTGTAAGCGAAATAGGTGCTAGGTACATGCTTGGAATAGTTAGATTAGACGAAGAAACAGATTATCCTGTTGTTCCTGAACAGGTCACTATTGGCGAAAGAGCAATGAGGAGAGCATCAATGCTTTGCAGGGATCAAGATTTTCAAAGCTGGGTGCGTTTAAACGCTGAGTCATTTGATCCCAAAGGCGAAATACAAATCGATGATGAAGAAGAATACGTTGCAGTAATAATAAGGGATTATTGTGGGATTCTAAGCAGACGAGAATTAAAAGATGATAAACATGCTCAAGAAAGATTAAGGTCTTTGATTGATAAATATCAAGAAGATAGAAGGAGAATGACTTGATTATAGAGAAAACCGGCAACGCTTGGTGGGCAGACTCATTAAAAAACATGAGAAAGTACCACAAAATGACGTTAGATGACGTAGAAAATGCAACAGGAATAGCAAAATCATATCTTTCTCAGCTAGAAAACGGCAGACATGACGTAAAAATGTCTACTGTTGAGAAGATTGTTGATGTTTATGGATATGAATTAACTATAAAGCCAAAGGAACAAGAATGATTAGATATTTTTGTGATGATTGCGGAAGGCAGATAGTAATAGACCAACATCCTTTAGGTATGGAATGTGAAGTAGCAGATGGTGTTGATCTTCTGTATCACGAAACTGGACTAGAGGTTCATTCATACGACAGAAGAACCGATGAAGTTAGCTATCAACACCAATGTAAGCTTTGCCATCTTGAAAAACATAAAGAAGAATCATTTTACTTTGATCCTCAAGGGAGTATGGCATGAAAGCGTTAGGAGTGTTTATATTTTTACTAGGAATGTTTGTGTTTGCGAGTGGTTGGATGCTTTTAGATTTGGCATCTATGCCATTAAAGAATGATCTTTATTCAATAGACATATTGGGATTCTTTAATAATCTATTTTCAAACAAACCATCAATAGCAAGTTTTCAATCATTTATGTGTGTTTTGTTTATTATCATGGGATGTTTGATGTGTTATAGCGGTAGCATAATGATAGTAGATAGAAGATAAGGTTGGGAAACAAGTTATAGAACCTCCATAAAACGTATGTAATGTTTGTTCATAATCTATAACGGACTAGGAAAACCCATTAAAATTATTCCTAAAAAATGCCTTATCGTCTATACTGACTAGATGTCGTTTAAACTTTCTTTAGGTCTAGCCGGTGTATTGGTGATTTCAGTCGCCATAAATATTATTTTACTAACCAAATTGGATAAAGCTAAGATTGAATTGCAAACAGCAATAAGTAATCAAGTAATCTTAGAGCGAACCATCCAAGAACAAAACGAACAAATAAAAAAAGCACTAGCAGATGCTAAAAAAACGGCAGAACAAATACAAAGTTTAAACACTCGATACAACGAATCACAAGCACAAGTCACAAAACTAAGAAACAAATTTGCTAAATTCAACTTAGAAGGGATGGCATTAACCGATCCATTAACACTTCAAGGCAAAATAAATAGAGCAACAGCTAGAGTGGGCGATGACTTAACAAACATAACTAATTCAAATCAGTTTGATGAAAACACGAATACTAATAATAATACTGTTAATTAACACAGGATGCAGTAGCAATTACTCTCTATTTGGCGATAGAAGCCAACCACAGACAAAACCTGTTGAAGTGGTCACAGTAGCCAAGAAATCGCCTATATATCATCCACCTTTGCCTGAACCAATAACAACTTCACCTGTTGAGTGGAGAATACTTAATCCTGACGTTATGCAACAATATTTAGATGCTGTAGAAGCCGGAGAAGAACCTAGAGTCGCTTATTATGGTTTAACCAGTCAAGGCTATGAAAACCTTTCTATGAACATGGGTGAAATCAAAAGATACCTTGAGCAAATACTTCACATTGTAGGATATTACAGGGAAATAGACGAAGAAGAACCTGAACCTGTAAAAGATAATTAGAGAGGTCGAGAGTAGTCTCTCCGGATGGACTACTCTCTATTTACAAAACAACTAGGATGATTGTTTGTGCAACTAAACCGATAAGTACAATTCTGTACGCAGACTTATAATATTCAATTTGCTCTTTTTCAGTCTGCTTTTTCATATTTTGAAAAATATCACATAGATGTTTAAACATCAAGTAATAACCATTAGTTATAAGGTTTAATCAATAATAAAAAAATATTTCGGGATGATTGGCGGGCGCAGCAGGTTTTCGCTGCGTAAAAATTCTAAATGTTTAAACAGTTAGTTTGCTAACGGATTATCGTTTTTGTTTTTTAAACTTTGTACATCGTCATACATAGAGTCAATACTAGAATTAATCCCTGCAATGCTTGTTTGTATTGCAACAATATCGTTTTTAATTGGGCTTAAATCTTGGGTTTCAATATTTAAAGATTTAATTTGCTCACCGACTGCAACAACATTCTTATCCAGTCCTGTAACTTGATCTGCTAAAGCATCTATTTCGTTAATATAACGAGTCATTTTAGATTCAAGATTTTCTATACGATTAACATACGTTGCACCTGTATAACCAAAACCAGCTAGTGTGCTAACAATACCAGCAAGAGCAATAATTTGTGTTGTTTTACTTTCAAACCAGTTCATAGTTTCTTCCTAATAAAATTTAGTTACTTTTCTTCTGTCATTCATTACCGCACCACAGCCTTTAGCAATACCGGTTTTGACAGGACCACCTTTAGCATATCTATATTTTGCTGTTTTTTTTGCTATTTTTTTTGGTTGTTTCACGTGTTGTTTCCCCTTTTTGTTTCCTTTAGCTTTTGCTCTATTGGTAGATGCTTTTTCAGAAGCACTTAATGCTTTCCATGCCTTATCAGGTAAATATCTTTTTTTACCTTTACTTGGTTTACCATCAGAAGTTCGCCATTTCTGTTTACCCCAATTTTCTAAATCTTTTTGAGGCTGTGCTTTTGCCATTATTTATATCCTCCACCGGCTTTTTTATAAGCCTTTGCAAGCATTTGTGCTTTTCTAGCAGACCATTGACCGGCTTTACCACCTTTACTACCAGCTTTTATTCTATTAAATATTCTTTTACGCATAGCTGGTTTAGTATAATTACCGGCTTTATTTACAGTAGATTTAGTTTTTCTTTTTTTAGTTGTTTTTTTTCTTGGCATATCAACACTTCCATCTTCTTCTTGCTTGTCTAATTCTTGAATTAGGATTGTTTCTAGTTTTTTTAGAACTTCTTTTTAACTGTCCTAAAGATCGTGCGCAGTAAGATTTTCTTCTTTTTGCAGCTTTACTGCCTTTTTTAACTTTACCAGTAACAGCAGTTTTAAGTTTACTGCCCGGATTTTTTTTACGATAAGCACGAACTCCTTTTTTAGTCATACCTGCACCCTTTTTAGTAGGGCGATAATTTGCACCTTTTCCTTTAGTGGTACGTCTTATAGGTTTTTCTTTTCGTTTTTTTGTTGCCACTATTTTCCTCGTTGTGACATTGCTTTTTTCTTAGCCTTAACACCTAAATCACCATAATGAAAAACAGGCTTGCTTGTTTTAGTATGTGTTTTATTTGTATGTAGTTTTCCGTTTGGCATTTTATGGTAAGC